CTTTGTATTCGACATCATCAAGTTTAGCAAGATATTCCTCGCCTTCTTCTTGTAGTGCCTGTTCTCGAGCTATTTCTTCAGGATGATCTTTATTGATTACAACTAACTGGTTTGCAGGAACACCTACAGACTGGCTAATGTACTCATAAAGTTGGTTTGCAGACACTGGATATTGTAGTTCTGCATCCATAATATAAACTTCAGCATTTGATAGTGTCTGGAAATCCATTGGGTGTTCTTGGATAGGAGTTTTCTTAGGCTTGCTAAGGCTCTTCATATCGTATTTTTCAAGAGCAGTTTCTAACCTATCCATAACTTCGTCTTCGATCATATTAGCGATCTTAATTCTAAAGTTATAAGTGTGCTCGCTCTCTGTTAAATACTGTGCTAAACTTTTCATTTTATGTAATCATCCTGTATTATATTTATACTTTCTTACCTAGAATTTCGTTAAGAAGAGCAGTACGATCCATTATAACACCCTGTCCGTCTGCTGCTATTGTGTTTGAATCGTCTTCTTTAGTCTTAAAATCATGGGTTGCTTTCTTTAATTGTAGCTCTACCATCTTTAGTTTCTTGTTAATCTTATTGGTTTTTGCTGTTAGAGCAGTATCCAGCATGCGACTAGCGTTATTAAAAATCTCACCACTAAATCTAGCTTCTACGTTCATTCCCAGGTCCATGAGATCGTCAAACGTTTTTCTAGCAGTTGATGCAATGTCATCTAGTTCATTATCACTAGTTTCTAAGTCACGTATCGTTGGAAGAGCCGCATCAATCTTGTCTACTGCGGCTAATGTATGTTGTATCTCAGGCAGTTTTTGTTTTTTAGGAACATCAGTGTCCCTGTTAGTAATACTTAGATTTTCCTCAACAGTTATTTCTGGGGTATTGTCATCTGCTAAATCAAATAAGTTTTCTAATTTTTTTGTCATACTATTACTTATCTACGCTTTTTTCCTTGATGGAAAATATCCGCCTCGTTAACTATTCTAAAATGCAACCCTTTGTGTTTGCACCATTTTGCCGCAGATTCCCACTTAGCATGATTAATTGCTATCGAAAGTCTATCTCGTTGACTTGTTTTCTCTGTTAATGATGTTTGGCTCTTTGGTTTTATCTCAATAAGCTCTCCACGACGTTTGCCGTCTTTGCCTTGATAAATTATTACAAAGTCAGGAACGTATATACTATGCTTTCCCGTTAATGGATTTCTATAAGGTATCTGAATACTCTCACTAGCCCATTGTATTACACTTGGATGATTGTCAGCAAACCGCATAAACGCATGTTCCCAACTACTTCTATAACGTGGCGGTTTATTTCCAGCATACTTGTCACGGTTAGCTACTTCGTAGAGTCCGTTTGCCCACTTACTAGCCATGGTTTAAGTTTTTACCTGTTGCTGTACCGTTGGGGGAGGAGTTTTGTCGTTAACAAATCCTAATAGGCTTGTGCCTTTTCTACTAGCATTAAGAAGCAGTGGGATTGTAACTTTTGTATCGCTGTTCTCAAACTTATCTATAACGTCAGCGGCATAAAGTTGTAGCTCATTTACAGCATTTAAAATTCCTGCTGTTAGGCTAGCAGCCGCTTCTTCATTACTGGTACGGGTAACACAAAAACTCTTAACCAGTTCATATTCATTGTCGGTAAATTTTCCAATAGGAGAGAATTGTGTGGTAAAAAATTCACTAATTCGTTGATCAAGATTGTCCTGGGGGTTTGTTAATGGTAATGCGGTATTCTGTGTTGTCATGTTGATATCTTTTTAAATTCTAATTGGAGTCGAGTTTTTAATTGATTTATTTCACCTATAATAATACTATTTTCTGAGTCTGATTTAAGTTGGGTTTCAAGTATACTAATTCTATCCTGTACTTCTGTTAATTTTTGCTTTCTAGATCCTTGAAAGTTCGGAGTAACTCTCTCAAAGGCACTTAAATTTTTTCCGCTACCAGGTGAAAATGATCCATTCGGGATAGTAGTTGCGTTTCCTAAGTTAAATACATCCGATACAAAATCTGTAACCCCGTTAAAGGCTGTTGAAAGAATATTATTACCATTGCTACTTATTGTATTAGGAATACTGCTAGCAGATTGCGGAAAGGTTCGATCTACCGGAGAACCCGATGGTGATGTAGGCGAACCCGGTATTGATGTCTCAAATAGGTTAGGCAATATAATATCAGATAATGGATTTTTGCCGCGCAAAACACTTCCGACAACTCGTTCTAAGTCTTTTTCTAATACTCTTCCGAGATCAACGTCTTTAGTGTTGTTAAAGACAACCCCGCCTTTAATTATAGCACCCAGGATATTTCCGTTAAACAGATCAGTTGCCACAGAATTTGCCGCATCAACAAGTCCACCTTGGAAAAATATACTATTAGTTACGCCGCCGCCAAAGACGCCAAGCGGACTTGGAACCTTATCGTAATGTATGTCACTAAATCCTTTAGGATTAATATTGTTTACAAATCCTGTTGCATACTTCACAGTCTCATATTGAATTGTCATATTATGTTGCATTACACTAGTGTTTGCATAACTATGACTGTCATGCCCAAAGGCAGTAAGCAAGGGGTTCACAAGAGTATACTCTGCAAATCTTTTTTGCAACATAGTGTACACTCTAATATCTTTAAAGAATCGTTGATTTCCGTCGCTCAATCCATAATCGTTGCCTCTATATCCACCATATCTATCATTAGTGTCATAATTGCCGCTTCCCAGGGAATACTTACTGTCGTTATAGAAAAAATTAGCATACGTATGCAGGAAACTTCTAATTAAATCTTTCTGATCGTCATGAAATGTTACTGTGACAGGATTATAGTTTAACTTGTGTTGACTGTGTACCTGTCTGTTATACTGATTATGTGTTTGAGTGTCAATATTAAATGTAGGGAGATCAATAGTCTTGACCAACATATTAATTTCTAACTTTTCAACATTATTAAAAAGTCTAGCTGCTTGAGGCGTAAGGTTAAAAACTACATGAAAGAGGTTACTAAAGCGTGGCTGTAGCTCGTAGTTGTTATCAATAAACAACCGTGACGCATGTTGAAAATCTTTAATCTGGTCGCCTTTTGCAAGGGCAGTTAGAATAGTGTTAGCATTAGCCACAGATATCTCCTTATTACAACTATTTATGCTATCAGATTATGTGTATACTTTACAAAAAAAACCCCCTGAAAGATTCAGAGGGTCTTTAAAAATGTAAAGTAAAAGTTATTAACCAGTAACTGTTTGGCCAAGAGCTCTTGCTACAGTAGCACCTACACCATCGCCAATCGGGCTTTGGATAGCATTATCATATCTAATGCTTGCTGTAATAGTTACAGGAGTTGCTTCTGCGTAGTTTAGGTCATTGTAGTTAACGTTAGTTAAGAAACAACCATATAATTCCCAGGTTTCAAGAACGTTTGCTACACTAGCACCGTTGCCGCCGTCTAGTACTTCCATGCGGGTAATAAACTTATAGTCAATACCAGAACTTGCACTAGCTTGTTCCATAATATCGAACTGCTTCTGTACTTGCTCTCCAAGTAATCTACTAACGCTACCGTTAACGTCGTCACGGAAGGTAACTGTAATTGGATCCCATGAATGCTTACCAGCAATATATGCACGGCTGTTATAAACTGGAATTTCGATCTCTTCGAATGTTAAGTTTGGACGGGTAATATCCATAACTTGCTTAGTTAATTCTGTACGGGGAGTAGACACGCCAAGATTTTCAAATAACGCACGAAAGCGATACTTTAGCTTGGGCATTAATAGGCCCTGTGAAGTGGCAGATTGATCACTATCTAATGGTACAGTGAATTTTGTTAATGATGAAACGGACATATGTCGTGTCTCCTATATTATCTATTAATATTATTTATCTAATCTGGTCCACAAAAAATGGGGAGTAATTTACATACCCCCCATTAATTTCGTTGTTTATAGTGCTTTAAACAGCAGTTGCTGAAGCTACATTACCTGCTTGAATTTCACCTGTATTCTTAAGGCGAATTGGGATAAAGATAAACTCAGCGGCTTTAACTGGCTCAATAGCAACGTCTACGTAAAGTTCATTTCTGTCAATACGTGTAGGAGTGTTATTGGTGTCATCACAAACTACCAAGTAGTCGAAAATTCCACGCTTTGCAACCAAGTCATTCATAATCTGTTCAACTTGCTCTTTAAGTTCATCACGGGTAATCTTGTCATTTGGTTCAAATACAAATCCAAGTGCAGTTGCCTGTAATTGAGAACGTAAATAGTTTGTTAACCGTGATACGTTAATTCTATCTAATGAACTAGTAACAGCTGCGCGAGTCTTGTTACCGTAGTTCATTAATCCAACGCCATTAAAGAATGTAATTGGGTTAATCCTATTGCTGTAAAGTGTATCACGTAGTGATTCTCTAACGTTGTCTACTTGAAATTCACCAGTTGCGGCGTTAATAAAGCCAATTGCATTAGCATTATCAATTAGTCCACGTCTTGTTCCTGCTG